TTATCCGCAGACACAAATACAATATTGGTGTACTCTGCTTCAGATGTTTACATGCGATTTGACCAGTCAACTAGTGACACAATTTCTACTGCTAACGACATTATTATTCCTGCTGAAACTTTAATGAGCATTCGAGTTCCCCTTGGGCTAAAAGCTAGCTCAACAACAGCAATTACAGTTCATTTTAAGCAGGTAGCTAGCGTTAGCGCAAAAACTTTAAGATTAGTAGAGGCATAATATGTTTAGGTCAATAACAAATAATGTATCAAAAAATTTAAGTGCAGGTGGAACTTTAACAGGTGATGTTACCATTACAGGCGATTTAACTGTACAAGGTGAAGGCAGTTTAGCATTTGATGAGATTATTCAAGGAAGTTTAAAAGCTACAGCTAATTATGATAGCGGAGACAATCAAGGCTCTGTGTTGTTTGAAAGTAATTTAGGTACAGCAGTTGGAACAGTTGTAGACTTATTTCATAATTCTGCTTCACCAGCCGCAGATGATTTTGTTGGTTTGATAAGAGGATTGGGAAATGATAGTGCTGGTAATTTAACAGAGTATGGAAGTATTGGTGTTTACATTGAAGACCCTACAAGTACAGGAGAGGATGGATACATAAGATTTAATACATCTGAAAATGGTACGGCTTCAGAACGCATGAGAATAGATAGTTCTGGTCGCTTAGGTTTGGGAATAACTCCAAATTATGAATTAGATGTTTTAAGTGCTGGTAACACAGAAATAAGAGCAAAATGCTCATCTCAAGGAAGAGCAAGACTACGCTTAGAATCTCATACTGATATTGCAGAAATTTATTTTACTATTGGCGATACTGAAGCATCAGCAATATATCAGACATTAGATGGTAATGGTTTATCTGTATATAGTTTTAATAATAGTTCAGATATAATGAGATGGGATATTGCAAATAATCTAGTTGGTATAGGTGAAACAAGTCCTTCAAGTTATGACTCCGCTGCACATAAATTAGTTATCAGTAACTCTGGTGGTAATGCTGGGATGACAATAAGGTCAACAACTACTGGAGCTGGAAGTATACACTTTGCAGATGGCACTAGTGGGAACCAATCTTATAGAGGAATTATAAAGTATAGCCATACAGAGGGCGATGAAAAATTACAGTTTGGAGTCGAAGGAACTAATTACAGATTTAAACTCGATAATAATTCAAGAATTTCATTATCTAATAATGATGGTGGTGCAGACAATACTGTTTTTGGAAAATTAGCTGGTAATGCACTTACTACAAATGGCGATGAAAATGTTTTAATTGGGCATGAAGCTGGTAACGATATGGATACAGGAGAAAGAAATGTCGTTATTGGTTATCAAAGTGGAGATAAATTAACATCTGGTAATAGAAGTGTAGCTATAGGATATGGTTCTTTAGGAAGCGAACAGGCTGGAGCAAGGTCAACAGCAGTAGGTTTTAATGCTTTGTCTCAACAAAATGTAGGTGCAAACACTTATAATACTGCAATTGGAGTTGAAGCTGGATTTCATAATAGGACAGGCACAAATAATACTTTCGTAGGTTATAATGCTGGTTTAGGAGACAGTGAGCAAAGCAATTCTAACAACGTTGGAATAGGTTCTGCATCATTATTAAGTGTTACAACAGGAAGTCATAATGTTTCTATAGGAAAAAGCAGTGGAGATGCTGTTACAGATGGTGCATATAACGTTTTTATGGGTTACTATGCAGGTTCATCTACTACCTCGGCTACAAGGTCAGTTGCTATTGGGTCAGAAGCTTTAGAAATTGGAAATCATGACCAAGAAGGAACAGTTGCTATTGGTAGCAAAGCTTTACAAAAAGTAACTACTGGTACTGGTAATACAGCTATTGGGTTAAACGCTTTAGCAGAGAATACAACTGGTGATAACAATATTGCTATTGGTCATAATGCAATGAACTCCCAACAAGCTGGAGGTACTCAAAGCGTATCGGCAACTTCTCATAATAATACGTTTATTGGTGTAGATGCTGGTGGTGGTAATTATGCAGATACTCAAAGTAATTATAATATTGGAATAGGAAATGGTGTTTTAGCTGGTGCTTTAAATGGTGCAAGTCAAAATACCGCTTTAGGTTATGCTGCTTTAAATGTTGCAACAGAATCCGATAACAATGTAGCAATAGGTTATTACGCAGGAGTATCTGTTACTACAGGAGGTGGTCATGTAATTATTGGTAGAAATGCTGGTGACGCAATGACTACTATGGCTGATACAGTTTTAGTGGGTTACAATGCAGGTAGTTCTTTAAACAACACAGATGCAAACGGAACAACTATTGTAGGTAGAGACGCTGGAGAAAATCTTGTAAGTGGAATTGGTGTAACCTTAGTAGGGAATAGAGCTGGTAATGCGATGACAGGAAGTTACAATACTGCTTTAGGTTATTACGCTATGGCAACTCAAACAGGGGCATCTAATAATACTGCTTTTGGTTATGAAGCTGGTAGGTATCTTGGAGACAATGGGCAGGATAATCATTCTTCTTTTAATACTATTTTTGGAAGAAAGGCAATGGGTGGAGGAAACACCTCAGATGCTACTTTAAATACAGCACATTTAAATACTGCTATAGGTCATCATGCTTTAGGTGGTTCTACAGGCACAGGCACAGCTTTAACAGCCACACACAATACTGCTGTAGGTTATGCTACTATGTCTATTATTGAAAATGGTATAAATAATGTAGGTGTAGGATATGGTTCTTTACAAAATGTAACAAGTGGTAGTCAAAATACCGCTTTGGGAAAAGAAGCTCTTACAGGTGTTACTTCTGGACAATGGAATACAGGATTAGGAGATAGAGCAGGAGATGGCATAACCACAGGTAATGCAAATATTTGTATAGGAACAACATCAGATGTGCTTCATAATGGAAGTAGTCAAATAGCAATAGGAAACGGTGCGACTGTTTCAGGAGGTAATGGAATTGCGATAGGTGAAGTAACTGCATCAGCAAATAATTTTTCATTTGGAAAAAGTGGTAATGTTGTTACTAATGATTTTACAGCGAATGCTATATGGTCGCAATCATCTGATATTAGAAAGAAAAAAAATATAAAAGATGCAAATCTTGGTCTTGAATTTATTAATGATTTAAGAACAGTTACTTTTCAATGGAAACCATCAGAAGAACATCCAGAAGAATGGAAAAATTTTACTATTGATGAAGAAGGTAAAAAAGTTTACGCTGAAATGAATACTGATATAATAATGCATGGGATGATAGCACAAGAGGTTAAAAAAGCACTTGATAAATGTGGTGTTGATACATTTGGGGGATGGGGAGAAGATAGTAATGGATGTCAAACATTAAGTAAAGAAATGTTTGTATTTCCACTTATTAAAGCAGTCCAGGAATTAAGTGCAAAAGTAGAAGATTTAGAAAAACAACTAAAGGATAAATAAATGAAAAGGAGTCGAAAATGGCTAAAAAAGAAAAAGAAAAGCCAGTCTTGAATCTTGATGGCAAAGAGTATGTTATCGAGGATATGACTGATTCACAAAAAGAACTAGCAGGAGAAGTTGCTATGTACCAAAATCATGTAAGTGATGTTCAGAATAAACTGAATACAAATGCTTTTATGCGTCAGCAATTAGTTGAGTGTGAAAAAGTGTTTGTAGAAAAACACCAAAAAGGTGTAATGGAGCTTAAAAAAGCTTTAGAGCCTGAAGTGGCGGAGGCTGAAGCTAGCTAATGCTTATAAGGAAAAGTTCTAAGGGTCATGACCTAAAGTTGTATAGAAATACAACCCCTGGTTCTGTTCGCACAAAAAATTATCCTGATGGCACAACTGAGACCCTTACTTATCCTTCTAGGTATAAATATTTTCTTGTTTTTGATGGTTCTATTATTCAGCGTAGTAATAATTGGAATACTATTGAGCAAGCTTATGTTGATAAATGCGATGATGAGCATGGTGGAGGTACAGGTAGGATGATAATTGGAAAACATAAATTAGAAAATAATGTTATAAAAGAATTATGAAAAATCCTTTAGCAACTCTTGTATCATGGCAATATAGAACTGGTCAATTAGATGGATGGACAGCGTATCATTTAGCAGCAGGAGCTTTTTTATGTAAAATATTTCAATGGTTACATTGGACAGATTTTTGGTGTGTAATGGGTGTCTTCATTATAGGAGTATTATGGGAAGTGTTTGAATGGCTTGTTGAGGGTGATGAAGAAACCTACGGAACTAAAAAAGCTTGGGCATATAACACTATGGCTGATATTGTTGTTGAAACAGGAATTGCATGGTGGATGGTGCTGTGAATAAAACAATTAAAAAATTAAAAAATGGAGATTTTAAAGTTGTCAATACGAGTTATGGCATTCCTGTTAAGTATAGTAAGTATTCAAAATTGCGAAAGCCGAGGGTGGTTAGTAGGGAATTTACCTTTGACGCCTCAGGACACTTTGTCAAACACAGTATTTATAGAGATAGTTGATGTTGATTCAATAAAACATCGGTATCATGGAAAAATTTATGAACACTCTAATTGGTGTTACTTGCATTATGATTGGGAAAAAGTTGAAGTAAAATGAGTGAACAGCAAGAATCTTTAATAAGAGGACAAGCTGTTTTAATGCTAGCTCGTAACAGAGGTAGAAATAATATAAGAAATAAAATTTTAACAAAATTTTTAAAGTGCATTAAAGGTAAGTAATGGATTTTTTAGCATTGTATGGTGAAGCGGGAATGATTGGCGTAGTGGGTGCTATGTTTGTTTACTTAGTAGTGTCTCTTTCTAATAAATCAGCTAAACAACAAGAAACATTAAAAGAGTTAGAAGTCGAAAATAAAGGTCAATCTGAAACATTAGAAAATTTAGAATCTATTTGTCTCAAATTAATTGATAGATGGAATAAATCGGATGACAAATTAGATAGAAAATTTGATGCAATAACCAAAGAAATCAATGATTTAGACAATCAAGTATCAAGGGTGGAGGGTTCTTTATCTAGAATAAACGGAAAACATTAATGGATAGTTTAAAAGTAGCAGTAATTAGTTTCAGTAACTACGCAATAGGGCTTACTCAAATACATGAGTCTTTGCAAATCGTAGTAGCAATTCTTTCAATTATTTTGTTATTAATGAACATAAAAAAAGGAAATAAATAATGGACATAAAAGCAATTGTAATAGGCGAAATAACCAAACAGGCAGAAGCATCTGTACCTCAATTAAAAAGCGCAATTAATAGTTACATAATTGAAACCATTCAATCAAAAGAATTTGAAAAAGAATGGGCAACCGCTATCAATGAAAAAGTAAACTTACCAGGACTCAATGAACGAGCAGAACAAGTTTTTTTTGAAAAAGTTATTGATAAAGGTACAGATTTAGTTGCTGGTGTAATGTCAAAAATATTAGAGAAAAAGTAATGATAGATTCATTACAAATGATGCACCTTATTAAAAGCACATTAGAAAAAATGGGTTCAAAATATGCTAGCCATGATGCTATGATGCTAGTATATAGAACTGGGTTAGTTGAGTCTAAATATCAGTATCTAAGTCAAAAAGGCTCCGATATAGCCCGTGGATTTTGGCAGTGCGAACCTTGGGTTGCCGTAAGCTTATGTAATGATTATTTGCAATATAGAGAAAAGCTTATGAAAAAAGTAGCCGAAGTATGCTACTTAGATTGGAAATATTTTACCAATCCACAAGAAGAAGATTGGAAGCAAATAATGACAACTAATATTTTAGCAGGAATTGTAGTGTGCAGGTTGCATTATTGGAGGGTTCCTAAACCGCTGCCTTCTTCGCTAGAACAACAAGCTAGCTATTGGAAAAGCTGGTATAACACAGCAAAGGGCGCTGGTACAATAGAGCATTTTGAAAAAATTGTTATTAAGTATAGCTAATCAATGAAAAGCAAATCTGTCTTTTGGACTAAAGAAAAAAAAGATAGAGCAACTAAACTTCTTTTAAAAGGATACACCTACAGTAAGGTTGCCTCCTTACTTAATCTTGAATACCCAAATGAAACTTTTAATGCTGAAAAAGTAAGAGGGTTAAAAAGAAAGGGTAAATTAGGTATTAATCCAAATAAAAACCTATCTGATACCGTAACCGAACATAACGAAGATTTAAAAGCAAATATAGACAGTTTCCATGAGGACATTGAAGACTATAGAAAGCAAGGCAAGAATTTTGAAGTTGTAGGTAATTATGCTATTTTAGATTATAGGGGCGAAAAAAACCCTCAAACATTAGACGAGCTATTAGACGCCTGCAATGTTGATACCGAAATATGGAAAGTAGATAGATATGTAGTAAATAAGTGGGAAACGGCTATGAAAACATCAGAAGCGATTATTCATAGACCTTTATTCCAAGTTAAAGCGTGGTTAGTTAGAATAAAACCAGTTGAAGTTGAGTTT